AACGCTACCGGTGGTTGGCTACGTTAGGTAGCTAATGGAGGTAGATATTGATTATAAATGATATATAATGGTTATAGATAGGTGCCGTTAATTGGCACCATAAATGAATAAATAATAGACACATAAACGTTACTTATAGTAGGTATAAGATATAGCTATTTTAACCTTCCGACTATAGTAAAGTTACGTAGATTCTTTACATTGGTTAGTTCTAATGGGTACCCAAAAGTTAGTGCCGTTTTGAGACTTAGCCCATAACGTAGCCGATACAGGTATGACTTACAACCACAGGATATAAGTAACTGGTCTGTGGTTTTATCATAGAGAATAGTACCTGGTCTTAGTGCTATTACAAATTTAAAAAAATTCATTATACTCTCCCAATGTAAGTTAGTCTTGATGGGTTTAATCTATTAATAGTATTACCAACAAGTATCTCATAGCAACTATCAACATTAGTTAATCCGATATGAAATGAGATATATAGTCTTTTAAGTTCAATACCTTTAGATACAAGAATTATTCCTTCATCTGCCATATCAATATAAAATATAGATCCTGGTATTAGCACCATAAAAAAATTAAAAATTGATTTCATAATTATACCTCATCGAGTGGAATTTCTGTAACATAACAATAGTAATCTCCGTCACTATAAACGTCAATTAATTCTTTAGTCTTGCGATTTAGCTGCTGTTTTAGATTACGGTTTTTAACGTAAACCATCATCTGATTTACTGCCTTCTCTTTAGTGGACCAGAATGACTCATATTCAGCGTTATCCATACCAGAATAGAATCCAAACATTATAGCATATATTTTCATAATCTCACCCATTTGTTATATCGGAGACAAGTGTCATTTTCTCCAGCCAGAGTTGCAGTCCAGTTATTACGGATATCTTCTACTGTTAGCTTACGAATAAACTTTATACGTAAACTATAAGAATCAACAAAGGCCATATTCCAAAACGTACCACGCACAACGTATCTACCATCTGGCAGTTTAATTGGCGACTTGTCTATTCTAATACAGACATCCATAAACTTATCATGCTTTATAAACATACCACGAGTCAACATTAATATATCCTCTCCGTAATAAGACTGCTCATAAGTTCACTATCTTCTGTCAGTGCCTCAAGTTCATCTTCTGTTGCTTCTCGCATACTACCATCTTCCATAACTGCTGTTGCACTTTCAACATAAGCATCAACATAGTCCGGATGATCATTAGTATCTATTCCATCAACTTCAATGTCTACATATTTAATTACTTTCATTTTTGCTCCACAAAAGCTAATTCGTTAATACTTTGGATTTTAGGCATATCAATTTCATCATTAAGTTCTGACTCAACTTTATCTACAAATTCTATATCAATTAGTTGTAGATCATCATTAACTATTTCAGGTTCTTGGGCTAGTGCTAGGGTTATTAGTAGTGCAATCATTTTGTCTCCTTTTAACGTACAAATGTACGCTTATAGAGTACATAGTATATAGTAAATTATAAACTGTCAACCGTAGGTACCAATGTGATACAACGTATTGTGTTTTTGCCAGAATCAGGCAATTATAGGGTATGAGAAGAAACAATATAGAAATATCAAAAGAACTTAGATTACAAACTCTACACGCATTACTTAGTGGTAAAGACCTACACGTAGTAGCAATGGTCCTAGGAATTAAGGTCAAAACACTTAAAGCAAGATTGAGTCTAATATATAAATTCTATAAAGTTAAAACTAGACTTGAACTTATGGCTTTATACGTAAACATTCCATTAGAAATTCGCAAGGTTATGCGTCAAAATAATACACCGATTGTACGAAAAAAATCGTACAGAACACGCGAACAATATGGACAAGAGACTAAAGATAACGAAATTTTGCCATTTGGAGCAAATAATACTTGACACGTTTTGATACACATGATTATAATTGACCTTATGGAGCGATTAAGCTCCACTAATCTAACCAAGCCAATTTGTTGTGAGCGCAGGCCGTCAAGTGCCTGTAGCGAAAGGCACACTTAAGGATAGGTCTGCCCATAATGGGTATTTGACTACTCAATCTGGGTAAGTCACTACTAAGTACTACCATGCAATCCAATATAATGCACTACAGGCGATTACCGTTTATATAGCTAAAGCTACGCTTGCTTTAAATCTAACCTGTTTCACAATGCAACACGGTACAGCTAAATATTGCGCCAAAATTAAATATATAGTAGATTCTAACTGTGGAGGTTAGTATGTTTATTATGTTATTTATGTCACTAAGTTTTGCGCAACTAAAGGTTGCTGTTATGGACACCGGATTTAAACTTGAATACCTTAATTCCTTACCAACATGTGTTAAGTATAACCAAAATATAAATGACACTCATGGTCATGGAACAAATGTTACAGGTTTAATTCAAAAATATGCAAATTCAAATAACTATTGTTTTTATATATATAAAGTCTTTTTAGTTAAAGATAATAGAGCAACAATAAAAGCTATACAGGATGCTATACACCATAGAGTACACATTATTAACTATAGCGGAGGTGGTGTTTATGAAGATAAAGAAGAAACTCGCCTTATTAAAAAATTCTTAGATAGCGGTGGTATTTTTATTGCCGCAAGCGGTAATGATAGTAGAAGTCTATCAAAAAAATGTGATTATTATCCTGCGTGTGCTGACAAAAGAATAGTTGTTGTTGCAAATACACAAAAATCGTCTAATTATGGTACACCTGTTGATATCTTTATAGATGGTAAAGATAAAGAAGCATATGGAATCTCATTAAGCGGCAGTAGTCAATCTACTGCAATATATACAGGCATGTTTATAGATTATTTTTTAAAAAACATTAAAGTTTTAAAACAACCTACCGATAAGTAATATAACAAGGAGATAAATATGAGCTTAACAGATACAGATAATTATTTTGGAATGACACATGAAGTTTTAGATACTAGATCTTTTAGTTATACAGATAGCCGCGGAGAGGAGCATGAAATTATTATGTGCTTATCTCTTAACTATAAAGAAAATGGAGACCTACTCAACATAGATACCAAATATTGGATGCATTATAAATATAATCCAGAAAATGGATTTACTTCTGATCATAAAGGCAAGACATCGGATGAAATGGATAGCACAACGTTTGAATTATTTGAATCATATGTTGATGAATATCAAAATGGAGGAAATAAATAATGTTACGTTTAAAATGTAAATTATCAGAAATAGATAGAACCGAAATTGATGGTATTACTACTATTATTTACTTTGATGAATATTATCGTGTACACAAATTTGAGTACAGTAGAGATTATAGTTATATTGCTACGTTTGATGAAATTGATGATCCAAGTCTTAGTGATTACAGATTAGTAATGGAATTATCTGCCAACAATAAAGGATGTTAATATGAGAATAATAAATGAACAAGAATTAAAAGATATTTTAGATAAACATGGTAAGTGGGTACGTGGAGAAGAAAACGGCGAGCGTGCGGACTTACGCTTTGCGAACTTACGCTCTGCGAACTTAAGCTTTGCGAACTTAAGCTCTGCGGACTTAAGCTCTGCGGACTTAAGCTCTGCGGACTTAAGCTTTGCGGACTTAAGCTTTGCGGACTTAAGCTCTGCGGACTTAAGCTTTGCGGACTTAAGCTTTGCGAACTTACGCGAAACAGGCACAATGATTTTTAATTATGAACAACATGTTGCGTATTATACACCAGATGGTACATTAAGAATTGGTTGTATTTATATGCCAGTATCTGAATGGGAATTAGGATTTAAAGAAATTGGTAAAGACCAAAGATATACAGAAGAACAGATATTAATGTATGGTTTATTTATTAAACAGTGTGTTGAGTTATTTAAAAGGAATACTAAATGATGACAATTAACGATTTAGAAAAACAACTAAAACAACTTCAAGATGAACTACAACAATGTGTTCTTAATGATAATTACAGTGATTCAGGAAGAATCCTAACAGGTATAAGTGCTTTAAAAGATACGTTACTAGAAAGTTACCGTAACGCCTATACCAAATACGTTATTCGTTCTGTATGTAACGCCAACGTAGATGTTATCAAAAATACTACGGCTAACGCTTCCGCTCCATTGAGAGTCGTTAAGTAAATCTTTACTTACACTCACATTCCAACGTGGAGCTACATTTTTTTTCTCACTTTTAGCTACTGTAGATTTATCTTTTTCTACAGTAGTTTCTTTTGTTTCAATAACAGTACCATCCGGTCTTGTTTCTTTAACAACCTTAACATTTTCAATTGTTTTTACTACTTCAACCTTCTCAATTTTAGTTTCAACATTTGCTTTAACAAAATATCTAGTTGTTACTGCTCCGATTAAAAAACAAACTGCGCCTGTTATTAAATACTTTTTCATTTTGTATTCTCCAAATAAAATTGATATAAATTCATAAAGTATTCAAAAGGTACAGTGACTTGTGTGGTCTCATGATTCTTTGTAAATACAACAACCGGAGTATGATCTTTAGCATTATATCTAGCCTGCTCTATAGCAGACCAGATAGACAATTTTTCAACATTTTTACATTCAATAGACCAAGGGAATTTACTTCTTGCTGCAGGACTCAACATAATATCCTCGCCGCTACTCCCCATAGGAGTACTTCGGATATCATCAGCATGAAGTTTTGAAACTTCTAAAAGTTTATCTCTAACTTCTTGTTGGAGCCTTCTACCTTTTGCTTTAGCTGAGTGCGTTTTCATAAATTATGCCGCTTTTGGTTTATTAATTAATGTATATTTAATTTGTAAAGAGTCCAATACTTCTTGACCAAAAAAGTAATTGCCTTCTTGTTTCATTTTACGAATAAAAAACTCTTTATGTTCTTTTGGAGAATTATCAAAGTATGCTTCTGTTGATTTTTCAAGATCATCTGCAGTTTTACGAAGATCATCAATTGTCATTGGTGTTCCTTCTTGAGCAATGATATAACCGTAATGGAACATTAATTGTCCGCCTTCACCAAACTCTTTATTTTCAGCGTTGATCCATAAAAATGCTGCCATTGAGTAACATTTTACGCACAACACAGTAACTTTATGTTTATTTACATATTTTAAAAGAATATCTCCGGCATCCATAAGACCGCCATTAGAAAATACAAATAATTTCTTTTTTGTTTTAAGGCAGGTAATAGCTTTAGCTACAGATTCATGAGTTATCATTTCTGTTAGATTACAGTAGTCGTTTTGTTTAAATTCTTTAGCCGGAGCAAGCGAAATAAACGTAGTTAGTATTAGTGATAGCATTATTAGTCCCTTCTGACTTTAGTTTCTTTTTGTTTAAATATAATTTCAGCACGTAGCTTGTTCATGTCAATAACAGGACAAGCTTTTTTAGATTCTGGTGCAATTTCACAATGACCTTGAACTTTATCAATAGATACATTGTATTTAATCATGATTGCATGAACTATTTGAACTAGTGCGGTATATTGCACAGTTGTAGGGACCTTCTCGCCAATCCAAACGACACCGATTGTTTTAGAATTATGACCTTCAACATGCGCACCGACTTCAGAATCCGGTCTGCCGCGTTCAATAGTTCCATTTCTTCTAACTATATAATGATAGCCACAATGAATTCCCGATGGAGACTTAAAGCCTCGAACTTTATGCCATTCGTTAATATCTTTAAATCCAAAATCCCTTGAATCGGGACTTGCGGAACAATGAACTACAATACCCTTGATTTCGCGCATATTTACCCCTTGGAATATATTCAGTAGTGCCAACGGAGGTTCCACATGGCTAGAAAATCTACAAAAGGCGAACTAATAATGCGCCGAGAATTTGTGCAAGACCTAATGCTCAAAGGTAATACTCAAACTGAAATAGCAACTATTGTATCTGAAAAATATGGAATCAAAAAACGTGTAGTACTTGAGGATATCCGCGAGGTTACAAAAGGTTGGGCCTCTAAGGCGGAGGAATCAACTCCGTTACTTAAAAATAAATTCCTAGATCGACTTGAGCATATGTTTAACGTTGCACTTAACGCAGGTAACATTAAAAACGCATTAGAAATTCAAAAAGAGATTAATAAAATTAGTGGTTTATATCAAGAAACTAAATCAGAGAATCAACCTCCTCAATTTATAACTCTTAAACCTAGAGATGGTTTATCGGTAGTACCGAAGGCATCAAATGACGAGACAAAATAAAGAGTTAGAGCTTTCAATAAGTCAACTAGACTTTGTTGAATCGCTTAAAGATAGAGTATTGTTTTGTGGTGGACTCGGGTCAGGTAAAACATTTGCTGGTGCAATATGGGCAATCATGATGATCCATAAATATCCAAATACCCCAGGTCTTATAACTGCCAATACATACTCTCAGCTTAAAAAAGCAACTCTTGTATCATTTTTTAATTTATGTGACCAATTAGGTATTAGCTACAAGTATAATATTAATAACTCATACATAGAAATTAACGACACCATTATTTATTGCGCATCAATGGAGAAGTATGATGCACTTCGCGGTATAGAAGTTGGATGGGCTTGGTCTGATGAGTGTGCCTTCTATAAAAAAGAAGGATTTGATGTTTTGATTGGTCGTATACGGGACAAAAAAGGTCCTTGCCAATGGAAGGGTACAACAACACCAAATGGGTTTAATTGGTTGTATGATTTTTTCATTGTTACAAGTGCAGACAATAAAGAAGTCATTCGTTCACGCACAACTGACAATATGGTTAACTTGCCAGAAAGTTACGTTAAGCAGCTTAAAGAACAATACGACTCTAGATTATCAAAACAGGAACTTGATGGTGAATTTGTTAACCTTAATTCCGGTACAGTCTATTATGCCTTTGATAGGAATAAACATATTAAACCAGTAGACATTTTACCTAATGATCACTTATATATAGGCATGGATTTTAACGTTCATCCGTTATGTGCTATATTCTTTTTAAGGCGAGGCCGAGAAATTCATATATTTGACGAACTTCATCTTGAAAATAGTAATACTTTTGAGGCAGCTAGAGAAATTTCTAAAAGATACCCAGGTAAACCGTTTAGCGTATTTGCCGATGAAACCGGTAATAGACGAAAATCAAGTAGTCAAACTACAGATCATGAGATACTAAAACGAGCTAATTTCAATGTGTTAGCCTTTAAAAACCCTCACGTAAAAGACCGACAAAACAACGTAAACAGGCTTTTTGAATATAATTATATTAGGATAAGCCCTAAGTGTAAGTATTTAATTAAAGATTTAGAGCAACTAGTCCATGATAATGATGATCCTATGTTGAGTCATATATCAGATGCTTTAGGTTATGCCGCATGGGGTATAGACCCGTTAGTTAAACCTAAACGTAATGCTAGTATCACATACTACTAAAGGATGCTAAATGACACGCAAGCCATTAAAAGAAATGATTCCGGAGATTCTAAGATATATCAATAACAACCGGGACCATTTAGCTTTTGACCTTAGATTATATCGTTTTTATGAGGGCCAGGTAGCGGAAGAAATTAAACAATCTTTAGCTATGGAGATGGTAAGCCCTGCAGCATATCACAGAGCAATTCAACGTATTCCCTCAATTAATATTGTTAAAAAAGTTAATGATAAGTTATCAAAGGTTTATAACGAACCTGCTTTACGTATGTGTGATAACGAAAATGACAATAGTTTAATGAAGGAACTGCGCCAACGCGCAGGACTTGAAAATCAATTGATCACAGCAAATAGAATGACAAATCTTAATCGTCGTTCTGCGTTAGAATTGTATGTCGATGAAGGTAAACTCAAAGTTAAAGTTCTAGCCGCACACCAATTTCTCGTCTACTCCGATAGTATTATTGATCCTAATAAACCAACAGTATTTATTAAATTGTTGCCTAAGGACGAGAAGCGAGTTGTTAGCGAAGTCGATAAGAACGGTAATAAAATTCCTGCTTTTACAGAAGTTACTATTGTTGATAATTTTGCTTTATATAGTGATAATGAATTTATGATTATTGACTCATCTGGTGATATCAGAACTGATTTGATGGCTAATATGGGTGCAACATCTACTAAAAATCCATTTGGCGTTATTCCATTTGTATATATCAATACTTCTAAACTAGAACTAATGCCTTACCCAAATAAAACAGCACTTGATGTAGGTATTTTAATTCCAAAACTATTAACAGATCTTAACTACGCAGCACAATTTTTATCTCATTCTGTTATTTGGACTAAGAATGCAAATCTAGCTGGCGCAGAAATTAATCCTGATGCAATTGTTAATCTAGGTGATAGTGATCCTGCGAATCCTTCAATTAGTCCAGAAATTGGTACAATTGATCCTAAGACAGATATTGCTGGCGTTCTTCAGTTAATTGAATTTCAATTAGCAACATATCTTACAACAGAAGGACTTAAATCCGGTGGTATTGGTAACATGGATGGTACACAAGATGCATCCGGTGTTTCAAAAATTATTGATGAGTCCGATGCTACTGATGCCCGCAAGAATCAAATGGAAATTTTTAGAATTGTTGAAGATGATTTATGGAATAAGATTAAATCAATTCAAGATTATATCTCGCGCGCAGGATTGGTAGAAGAAAAACGATTATTTAGCGAAAACTTCCCGTTAAATATGTCAATTCGATTTGCTGAGATTCGACCATTAGAATCTGAAAAACAAAAGTATGAAAAAATTAAAATTGGTAGAGAATTAAAGTTATTGACACGTAAACAGGCACTTCAAGAGCTTTATCCTGACCTAACAACAGAACAATTACAGGCCAGACTTGATGATGTTGAAGCTGAGCTATTACAAGAAAAAAATGATATGTTAGATATGGGAATTACACCAGGATTAACGCAGTTCGCTAATAAAACTACAACTGCACCTAATCAAGGAATAAAACCAACTAATGACTCTACTAATTAATGTTCCACAAAATTTAACAGCATTACAACGTGAAGCAATTGGTCTTGACGTTGTTGATTTTATTATTGAGCGAACAAAAAACGGCCTAGATATTAATAACGAACCATTTGCTCCATATAAAAGTAGTTATAAAAATACATTTGAATACAAAATAGGACACGGCGGAAGCAGCAAGGTTAACCTGTCTTTAACTGGAGAAATGCTTGGAACTATATCTGTTATTAGTCATGGTGTTGGTTATATCAAACTTGGGTTTGAGGATGCGGAAGCAGCAAAAAAAGCGAAATGGATTCAAACTCCATCTGGTCAAAAGTCAGGTAAACAATCACCAAGAAAATTCTTCGGTATATCAGAAAAAGACCTTAACAAAATCATAGCCCGAAATAGTTCTAGCGATGTTTCATTTCAAACTAATGCAACTAAATCATTAGCTGATAATATAGTTAGGAAGATACTTGGATTTTAAAGATCTAAAAGATAAGCTAGATAAAGCACTAGCTAATGTCTTAAATAAAGAAACTTTTGATGGTATCGGGAAGATAACTTCTCAATCTATTAAAAATAGAACTAGGCTTGGTAAAGGCGTATCGCAATCTGAAGGTAGCTTAGAACCATTAAAGCCTTTAGCCGATTCAACTAAAAAAATTAGAACATCTAAAAAGAAATCTGGCAAATTAAGTAGCCAGACCGCACCTGCCAAATCAAATTTAACCGAAACTGGACAAATGCTAGATTCTATTAAATATCAGTCTAGTGCAACTGAGGTTAGAATATATATAGAAGGCAGTGATAACCAAAAGAAGGCTACCGACCAGGCAAATCAAGGTCGAAAGTTTATGAATCTCTCTAAGAGTGAAGTAAACGAAGTTCTTAGGTTTTTACAAAATAAAATTAAGGATAGTTTTAACAAAGGGTAGTTACCCGGAGGTATAGAATGGAAGATAATAGTAACAGTGTTACAACTGAAACCGCTAGTAAGCAGGAATCAGAAGCGTTCGTTTCTAAAAAAGCGTACGAAGATGTTAGTAAAGATATGCATAAATATAAGGCGCAAATGAAGGAACTTCAAGCGTCTTTAAATGAATATCAGACCAAAGTCAAATCCATTGAGGAGGAGAAAATGGTCGAACAACAACGTTGGAAGGAACTTGCAGAGAAACGGGCATCAGAACTAGAAGCAGAAAAACAAAAGGCTAGAGACCAGCAAAACCGCTATCTTAAGTCCTTAAAAATGGTTGAACTTAAAAAAGAACTTGGAGCGAATGTTCGCGATGAGTACTTAGTTCATGCAAATATTGATAGTATTGAGTTCAATGAAGATGGATCACTAAACAAAAATTCGTTAGTCACGGTAGCGAATGAGTTTAGGCAAAAGCACGGTGCATTGATTCCAAAATCTGAGAATGCAAATATTACAGGCCATGCTGCTTCTAACGGAGAAGTCACTCCACCTAAATCGTTAGACCAAATGACCATTCAAGAAAAAATGGCATATTTGGCAGAAATGAAACTTAAAAATAAACAATAATAGGAGTTAATTATGGCAGCTTTTACTAGCGCAGCTAACACTGGAATGACTGAAAGTACAGTTATCTCTAGTATCGTACAACAAGAACTACTTGAGTCAGTAGTGGTTCTTCCTACTATGGACAATAAATCGTCTATGGCAGGTAAAGGAATGAAGCAAATCGATTTGCCTCGTTTTGATACTGATTCATCTGGACGCTTCGGTGATCCTGCAACACAAAACCCTGATGGCGAAACCGCTGTTAGTTATGTTGCTGCTGATCTTGAAGTTGACAGTATCGTATTGAATAAATGGAAGAACTTGTCTTACCGTATTCCTGATCGCGTTTCTCAACAGTCTGTTGTTAACCTCGAAGCGGAACTTTCACGTAAAGCAGGTAGAGAATTTGCTCTTTATATGGATAAAGAAGCAATTGCAGTTCTTGCTACTCTTACAGATGCAGTAACATACACTGGCGCAGGTTCTACACTTGCTCTTGCTGATATTACTGAAGCTCGTAAAAAACTTAACAGAAATAATGTTAGTGCTGATAACCGTTATCTTCTCATCTCTCCAGAGCGTGAGCAAGATATGTTGAATCTTCCTAACTTTATCAAAGCTGATGAGTATGGAGCTAGAGATGCACTTCTTAATGGTGAAATTGGTCGAGTATTTGGATTCCGAGTTATCGTGTCCAATCTTTTGACTGCTGCACAATCTTTTGCGTATCATCAAGAGTGTGTTGCTTATGCAATTCAATCTGATATCTCTTTTGAGTCTCAGCGCGCTCACGTTACTCTCCGCGCAACTGATTATTCATTTGCTGCCGGTTGGGGACTATGCCTTACTTATGAAGGCAAAAAAGGCGTTAAGTTTAGCGTATAATAAGCTAATCCTAGAGGGTCTACCAAGGCCCTCTATTTCTTTTTTAATGTGAGATGTAATGAATAAACCGTTAACAGTCCCAGCATATTTAGAAGCTAAGACTAAAGCCGACTTACGTGGGTTAATGTTACGTTTACAACTTAGATTAAAGATGAAAATTGTATTTTATGATTTTTCATTTGCACAAGGAATGTGGACTTGTTGGTACGAAATACCGCTAATAGCAGAACAGGCGGAGGGTTTAGATGGCTAAACGTACTCCCCAACGCGGTGATAATAGAGACGATTTAGAGTTAAAAAAGTTTAAATATGATCCAGATTTAAACGAATCGTTTGTTAATATTGACGATGAAGATATCGTTAATGCCATTAATTCAATATCTGGTAATACCGACACTAATCCTGTTATAATTAACTCAAATTTAGCCGCAAATGTAGAGTCTGAAATTGACTGCGGTACCAATGTAAAATCGGTATATATTAGGTCTAGAACGTCAAAAGAACTTAAACTGGCGTATATATCTGGTAATACAGATATTGAATATATTACTATTAGAAAGGGCTGTAATTTTAAAGACAGTGCCTTCTATTCCAATTTAAAAATATACCTTCTGTGCGAGGCAGCAGACACGGTTGAAATACTAATACAACGCAATCCGTAGGAGGATAAATGTCGGCAGGAATTCATTTAGATGAGTTATTTTTAACAAAAGGCGCAGGCGCCGTCGATGACGAAACACTAAGAGTCCAGTTAAGTGACGAATCTTTAGCCGCACTAGAAAATATTAACGTTACAGTAAGTAACGAAGTTGAAATTAAAAACGATGCAAATAATCCAATTCCAGTAGCCGGTTCGGTAAGTGTTAGTGGTTCTGTATCAGTTGCACCAATTAATGTTGCAATTAAAAATTCAGCAGAAACAGTAACAGCAACAGCAGCACAAGTTTTAGTAACTCCCCTTGCCAATCGTAAACAAGTTACAATTCAAAACGAAGGTAGTAAAGACGTTTATATCGGCGCTACGGGTGTTACATCTGCTAACGGTATTAAAATTAGTAGAAATAGTTCTGCAACATATGCATGGGGACCGGCAATTGCGATATATATGATATCTGCATCTGGTTCACAAGATGTAAGATTTCTTGAGGAAGCATAATGGCAATACAAAGCGGTGTAAGGGTAGATGAATCTCAACCAGATATTTATTCTGGTCAATCTATTATAGAAGATAATGAAGAACTTACTATTGAGTTTAAATATCAATCTATTAACTTTACATCGTTAACTCTTGATGGAATACTAACATTAGAAGGTGATTTATGGCTGGCATAATTAATTGGAAAAAAGCAACAATACCAAGCGGTAATCCTGATTCTGATCATTTATATGTTGGTATTGATATTGCCGATGGTGCATTTTATATTAAAAATAGTACCGGTGCCGTAAGTAAATATGAAACAACAACAAATGTTGCCGCAGCTATTGCTCTTGCTTTACAGGATTATGACTTATCTACTGTTGTTGATACAAAAATATCAACAGCAATTAATAATTTAATTAACGGCGCAGGATCAACATTAGATACTTTAAATGAATTAGCCGCTGCTCTTGGTAATGATCCAAATTTTGCAGCAACAACTGCATCTGCATTAGCAAATAGATTAAGAGTAGATACAGCAGCACAAGGTTTAAATAGTACTCAAAAAACAAATGCTAAAACAAATATAGATTTACAAAACGTTGATAATACATCTGATTTAAATAAACCAATATCCACAGCAACTCAAACTGCTTTAAATGGTAAAGAAAATACAGTAACTGCAGGTACGACTGGTCAATATTACCGTGGTGATAAAACATTTCAAACTTTAGATAAAACCGCAGTAGGATTATCTAACGTTGATAATACTAGTGATGCAAATAAACCAATTTCAACTGCAACGCAGACTGCTTTAAATTTAAAATACGATGCATCAAATCCAAATGGATATGAAACACCTTCTCAATTAAATGCCAGAGATACAGCAAATAGAGCTAGATCCAATCATACTGGAACTCAAACTTCATCTACAATTTCTGATTTTGCTAATACAGTTAGATCGACAGTATTAACTGGATTAAGCACTGCGACTGCGCAGGCCATCGCGGCTACGGATACTATTTTACAAGCTTTTGGTTACTTACAAGCTCAATTAACAAGTTTAAGTACATCAGTTGCAACAAATTTAGGATTAAAAGCAGATAAATCAACAACTATATCAGCAGGTACAAGTTTAAACGGCGGCGGAGATTTATCTACAAATAGAACAATAAATCATAATACTTTCGGAACCGCCGGGACATACGGTTCTGCATCTACTGTTCCTGTCATTACTATAGAAACTACAGGACACATTGCTGGTGTTACAGCAACAGCAATTGCAATAGTATCTACAGCAGTTACCGATTTTGCTACAGCAGTTAGATCTGTAGTTTTAACTGGATATACAGTTGGAACTAATACGGCCATTGCTGCAACAGATACAATTCTTCAAGCATTTGGTAAAATTCAGGGTCAAATTAATCAAATTAATGCAAATGCTGCAGCATGGAACGAATTAATAACAACTGCAGATATTATTACAGGATCAAACGTAACATTATCAAATGTTGCAGAACTAGGATTTACCGCGACCGTAGGTAAAACTTATTATTTAGAATATACAATTAAATTTAGAGCAGCGGCAACTACGACAGGTATAACATTAACCATTGGAACAACAAATGGAGCCGCAGGGTCACTTGCGTGTCAAGTAAACATGCCGGTAGCTGCAGATGGAACCGCAGCACTTTTTACAGGAAGTATAACAACATTAGGTGATGTTGTTGTAGGAACTGGTACACCAACAATTCAACCTGACTGGTATATTGCAAATATAAAAGGGTCTTTTATATGTACAACAGCAGGATTAATTTTACCTCAATTTAGATCTGAAGTTAACCTTTCAAATGTCAATTTTGGTACTGGTTCAATTGCATTAATTAGAGAATTTTAATGATAGCATTTAAAACTTTTGAAGTTTGTCCATTAGAACTAAAGCCGGCAGAAAATATTCCATTAAAATGGCCATGGCAGGTTTCTATTATTAAAGAAATTGATGTAAAAGAATATTTAAATATGGGATTTAATATTATGAATGAAATTGATTATGAAAATTATTTAAAATCATATCAAAATGAATTTGATTTATGGTGTCAATCTTTTAATATAGAGACTCAAGGATAATATGAAATCTTGGATATATAACATAGCACTATCACTTTTTGCAGTATTTGCGCCGATTAAACCTTTAATACTCTCAGTTGGATTTCTCATATTTGCAGACTGTCTAACTGGAGTATGGGCAGCTAAAAAACGAGGCGAACAAATTAAAAGTGCTGCACTAAGAAGAACAGTGTCAAAAATGGTTATATATCAAATTGCTCTACTTACAGGATTCCTTGTTGAGATTTATATGATAGAAGGACTATTACCGATAAGTAAATTAGTTGCCGGCGCTATCGGAATGGTTGAATTTAAAAGTATACTAGAAAATAGTACAGTAATAACAGGTCAAGACTTATTCAAGTCTCTAATCCAAAAATTAGGGAGTAAAAATGATAAATCCGAATAATATATTAACAGTACTTGAGTTTGACGGTAGTGTATATGAAAATCATACATCCGCCGCATCAGACCCAACTCTTGACACATTTAGAGCAGAACTGGACACGGGTAAATTTCTATATGTTGGTTATAACAAAGTAATAACCGCTTTATATTTACATTTAACTGCAACTCTTAATACAACTAATGGAACAATGAAAGTTGAGTACTGGAATGGTACAGCATGGACTGAGTTATCTGCAGTTGACCAAACTCAGTATTTAAAACGTAGCGGAATTATTAATTGGCAAGCTCCAACCGATGCAGTAGATTCAACCGTTAATGGTTTATCTCGTTGTTGGATTAGATTATCTGGAGATGTTTTAACCTCCGCCGCGGTTACTTTTTCTTATGTAGGATTAGTTTTTTCTGATGATTTAGATATTGGAATTGAATACCCATCGGTACTTAAAGAATGCTTTTATCCACAAGGTCAAACTGACTTTATGATTTATCACGTTTCTGCTAAAAATTATATAATGGCAGAACTTCTTAGACGTGGATATAATAAAACAATCAATGGCGTTAAAGAACCAATTAATCAATGGGACGTTTTAGACATTTACGAATTAAGACAGGCAAGTTTATACTACGCAATGAGTCAAATCTTTTTTAACCTGTCTGACAATTCCAATGACAATTATTGGCAAAAGTATTTAGAGTATAAATCAAAATTTGACAATGCCTTTAATCTTGGTATACTACGTATAGATCAAGACCAAGATGGACAGGTTGATGAAAGTGAAAATCAACCAATGGCATCGTTTAGATGGATTAGATAATGAGTACAGTTTCACTAGATATTTCAACAGCAATCAAAACCGCCATAATAACGGTTATGGGCGCTGAATATAAAGAAATGGCATATAGTAATGATATAAGCCTCAATTCATTTAAGAATTGTCAAACACAATTTATCGTGCAAGCTAGAGAAGTGTTTCAGGTAGATAGCGTTACTAAACATTTGACATTCTCACAGACCTTTGGAGTTGTGCTCACAAAAGGTTATTGTGGTGGAGATTTAACAGATGAGGAGTCCGTTGCTGCCTCGTTTGAACTACGTCAAAAAATGCTAGAGTTATACGTGCATCTTGTAAATACTAAGGCAGGACTACCCTCCCGTGTTATGAATGTAGTTGAACTGTCTATGGATACCCCAGAGTATTTATTTGATGAAAAAGTTACCGTGTTAAGGGGTTCGTTTAACATAATTTATAGGTTAACTTTAATTTAGGGAGAATTTAATGAGTATAGCAGTAAAAAATAATACGGTATGGGCAGTTGAAACTGAATCCACCGAAGGTACGTACGCTGCACCAAGTTCTTCTGCTGATTTTGTTCAAACTTTAGTTGATGGTTCTGAAATGAATCCTGCTAAAGAACTTATTGAGCGAAATATTTTCAATGGTTCTATTGGTAAATCAACTCCTCGCTCTGGTACTAAATCAGTAAGCGGAGCAATGCCGGTAGAATACAGAGCAGCAGAACAAGAAGGTGACGCTCCAGAATTTGATAAACTTCTTTTATCAACTATGGGTCAAAAGCGTTCAATGAGCACAGTATTAACAACTACAACTGGACATACAACTTCAGTTATTAATATTGCAAATGGAGACATCGGCGATATTAATGTTGGCGACATGGTAATGATTAAGCAGACTGGTGCTTATCATGTGTCACCAGTTAGCGCAATTGACGATACACTTGGAGCAGCTAATATTACGCTGTTAATTCCAATGACATCTGCACCTGCGAATAACGTGCAAATTGCAAAATTTACAACATATATTACATCAGACAGTGGTCATCCAAGTTTGTCAATTTCAAAATATATTGAAAATGCAGTACTTGAACAAGCCGCAGGATGTAAAGTAACATCAATGAGTTTAGAATCATTTGAAACTGGTCAAATTGCAAATCTTAATTTTGCTTTTGAAGGTATGAGTTTTGATAGAAGCTTAACGGCTCCTCCATTCCCTCCACAGTTTGATGCTTCTTTACCTCCAATTATATTAGAAGCTTGTGTATGGCAAAACGGAGTTAAAATTCCGGTAAACAGCTTGTCTTTAAGCGTAGAAAATACACTTGGATTTGTAACCTCAACTTGTAGCTCTAACGGAAGAATTTCTTCGCGAGTTACTGAGCGTTCAATTACAGGCTCTATTAATCCATATAAGGAAGATAATAGCATTGCTAATTTCTTGAAGTTTAAAACTAATCAAGAATTTAGTTTATTTGCTATGGCAAAAATTCCTATGTTGGATGTTAATGGTAACTCTACTGGCGAATTTAGTCAGGTTGTTTCTATCTACATTCCTAAGTGTTTTATTTCAGAAATGACTGAAGCAGACCAAGATGGATTGTTACAAGAAGAATTATCTTTTGTAGCATCACGCGGTTCTGATGGTCAATCTGAAGAATTATACATGGGTTTTATTTAACAGTCACGGACAAGGTGCGGACTGAAGGTGCCGCTTAAAGAACTAACCGCCGGTCCATTTTATCTTATAGGAGGCTACTAAGATGAAAATAAGAAAAACTACAGAAAAAATATCGGTTCAAGTTGGCGAACTAGTTTTTAAAATTACACCATTAACGTTTGAACAGAAGTGTGAAATTCAAACTGTTTTAGCTGCAGGTACAACTACTGCAATTTTAAAAGCATCTAAACTTGCTATGAAATTTTCTGTTAAAGAAATTGTTGGACTTGAGAATTGTGATGGTTCTGAGTACCAAGTGACGTTTGATGATGTAGGTCTTAGTGATGAAGTTATTAATGACCTTGGTAATAGTGAAGTTAGTGATAGATTAAACTACATGTGTATAAGCCTTCTCAATGGAATTCCAAAACAATTTGAAAATCCTATTACAAAACAACCATTAGATGGTGTTAGTTTTGTTGATGAGGCAAGCCCTGAAAAAAAGTAATGCTACCCGTTAGGGTAGTGTCTCCCTTATTTGAATATATATATTATAGGATAATGAGCGAGTCAGGTCTGTCAGATTGGGAGTATGCCACACTGGTAGGACACTACAACGGGTTAAGCGAGAAAAAGCAATCATTGAAGCAACGAGGCTACTCTGATGCGCTTTTAAAACATCTAAAGAATCAAAAATCAATACTCACAGAATCGCTCAATCTAAGGTTTAAAAGTGATGGAATTATGTATCCATACTTTAACTATGTTATAACCTTATATTTTGCGTATAAGAATAACGGAATCTTACCATTTCAAGGAAGTATGGTAGATCAACCTGCAAAGATAATAGAAATATTTAACGTAATAGATGCATTAGTTGATGAGGCACAGCAAAAGGCAGCTAAAGAACAAGAACGGATAAATAAGAAAAATGGCAGAAATAGACGTTAAGATAAAGATAGCTGGCGAACAGGCTAAACAACAATTAAATCAATTTACTAAATCGGTTAAGGATGCCGATACTGTTGTAGGCAGTCTACAAGGGTCTGTAAAAGGACTCGGTGGATCATTTGCTGTATTTGCTGGCACATTGGCAGCTAACGCAACACAAAAGGCTTTAAGCAGTTTAGTCGGCGGTTTAACTGACTTTGTTAAGTCAAGTATATCCGCTTCATCTCAAATTGAGACACTCCAAGCTAGATTTCAAACTTTAACTGGGTCGCTCCAAGACGCGGCACGTTTAACACAAGATATCCAAAATATTGCAGATAACTCTCCGTTTGAAGATTTAAAGGTGGCAAATGCTGCTAGAGAATTATTACTATTTGGAACTAACGTAAACGATGTTAAAGGTGAACTTCAATTATTGGGTGATGTATCAGTAGCATCTGGCCTTGACCTTGAACAGCTTACAACTATATTTGGTCGAGTAAGAGATACTGGTGCATTAACTGCTGACACTTTTAGACAATTAGTAAAAGCAGGAATTCCAATTGGAGATGAGTTATCTAAGACATTGGGCGTGTCAGAACAAGCGGTTAAAAAGCTTGCTGCGTCTGGTAAAATATCTGCCGATGTATTTGAGCAGGCATTTCAACGCCTTAATAAAGAAGGTTCATTTGCATTCCAGGCAATTGAAAAACAAGGTGCTACATTAGAAGGTAGACTTAAAAAATTAAATGATAACTTTGATAATCTTAAAGAAGATGTTGGTGCTAAACTTCAACCTGCACTTAAGGCAATTGCAACTTCATTTGGTAATTTAATTGAGAAGATTCGAGTTAGCCCAGGATTTCAACAGTTCATTGATACACTAGCTTCAAAAATTCCACAAGCCATTGCTTACACATTTGATGCTTTATCATTTCTCAGTGACGGGTTCTTTTTTACAATTAAAGCTGTTAACTATGCTAAAGCTGGTCTTGCTGCAATTGAGATTGTTGCTATTGATGCAGGGATTGCATTTTTAAAAGCAGGACAATATATTGATAAATTTTTAAATAAATTTACAGATAGATCAGATGCCATAAAAGGCACACAAGATTTAATTGACAGTCTAACAACACTTAGAGAAGTTGTTTCTGATCAAGGTGCAGATTTAATCGCAACTAATAATCAATTATCTCAAACTCAAGATAAATTTAATGCGTCACTTCAGGAATCAAAACAGTTTGTATTAGATACATACAATACAGAACTTGCTAAAATTGAAGAAACAGAACAGGCACAAGATTCTAAAGCTGAAAAACATGTTACAAGAAATCAGTTTATTTCTGAAGCAGATCAAAAGTTATTAGCTGATAAACAAAAGAACTTAGAGTCTATAGCTATGTTAGAGCAGGCATGGCAACTTGCACAGTCAGAACAAGATATATTATTTACAGATAATAGACTTATCCTTATGCAGGATAATTTCACACGCGAACAAGAAGCGCGTATTCAGGCACATATAGATGCAGCAAATTCAGAACTTGAAAAAGAAACTATTATTACAGATGCATTAAAACAAGGTATTGAAAATAGATTTAAACTTCAAGACGCTGCCGATAAAGCTGCCGCAGAAAAAGCTAAAAAAGTAGCAGAAGCTAAAAAGAAACTTAATGAAGTATATGCCGACCAAGAAATTGGTATTATGCGCTCTACGTTTGGATTAGCTGCAGCAGTTGCTAAACAAGGATCTAAAGAACAATTTGTTATTCAAAAAGCAGCAGCACTTGCTGATATATTTGTTGCACGTGGTAAGGCTATTGGTCTTATTCCTGCGCAGACTGCAATGATTCCTTATCCTGCGAATTTAGCTGCCGCAGCACAACTTACAGCTAATGCAAATATTGCTGCAGCATTAGGAGCCGCAACTGTAGCAGCACAAGCTATCCAGGGATTCCAAGACGGTGGACTTGTCGGTGGTAATTCATTCAGCGGCGATAGAGTTATGGCAAGAGTAAATTCTGGCGAGATGATTTTAAACCGTGAACAACAGGCTAATTTATTTAACCAAATCAATAACGGTTCTTCTAATGGACAAATGATTACAGTACATACCAATGTTGTTGTTGATGGTGAAACAATTGCCAAAGCAGTATCAAAGCAAGTAGCTAATGGTTTTCAAATAGGCGAGGTTCAATAATGGCTAGTCTTGTATTTTTAAGTGAAAATTATGTAGACGAATCAAACTTTCAATTAACTACCGGAACAGCTAACGCTCAATTCCCTTTATTGAATATTAAAAATGAATCTACTGTTAAGAAATTTAGAAGTATAGAAAATAACGTAGTAATTAGATTTGATTTACAACAGACTAGAACTATTAATAGTATTGCGTTAACCGGCGACGCGACTCAAACTTTAGGATTAACCTCCGCATCAGTTAAGTTATCACTAACTACTGACTTTAGTGGATTTACTGCCGTTAATATTCCGCTTAATGCACAACATGGTATGGGTTATTATCTATGGCCTACTGACATGTCATATAGATATGTTGAAGTGACTTTAACTGGACAAGGCACATTTTGTGAACTATCAAATATTTTTATTGGTGAGAGAGTTGAGCTTTTACAAAATTCATTAGGTATTAGCAGCTTTAACTATTCCTATAAAGATAATTCAAGTGTTTCTAATAATGATTATGGACAAAAGTTTATTAATATTCGCAATAACATTAAAGTACTAGGCGGCGGCATTGATCATTGTAATAGACTTGAACATGAAGTTATTGATGACATGTTAATCCGCCATCAAACGCATGTGCCTATTTGGATGATAGTTGATAAGGATTCTGAAGCTATGAGTGAAGGTAATTATAAACTTGCAATTTATGGTTATTTAACAACGCTTCCAAAGTGGAGTGCTTCCGGCGGCCAACACTTTAATACAGACATTGCAATACAACAGGCAGTATAATGACTTTATTAATTGATGAATTATTTAATGGTATAGTTTTTGAACAGAAGTTTAAAATTCAAAGACATATATCATTGGCTCATTTTAGACCTTGGATGTATAAACATGGCAATTTATTAACAGGTAATCTAACCTGCGAGGTATGGCAGGACGCAACTATGTTAAAACAGGTTCAAATACCTTATACAACTATTAATACCGAGATTCCTGGCACATATGCGCATGGTCAAATTAGATTTGATATGGACGCTTTACAGCTTAATCACAATACGTTAAATGAATGGACTGAATATAAAGTTAAGGTATATATGTCTAATTATACCAACTCATCACAGCATTTTATTGGTACAGTTCGCAGATACGAATTAAAGTTTTACGATACATACGGAACGGGCGTAATAGCTAATGAAGCACCTAATGATATGGTAGAGCCTTTAGGTTTTGAACTATTTGAATATAAATATAGATAGAGGTATTTTAAATGGCTAGAATTGTAGATTTTTTCGACGGCGCACAATCAGAAACAACACCAACCATTGGTAATATTGTTGCTTCTGCACTTGTTAAATATCCGGATGATGCAACATACGAAGCTAACGAACAAGGTTCACCTGCTACCGGCAATCTTTATTATAATGAAACGTTAAATGTAATTCGTTATTATAATGGCACCGAATGGATAAGTATTGTTGACGAATCTACAGCACAGACATTGACTAATAAATCAATGGATGGAGACCTTAATACTTTTACCGACATTAGCTTACCTTCTTTAAAAACAGTTCTTGGTGATGCTAATAAATTTATTGTTAGAAATGCGCTAGGACAAGTTATATCTTTAAAAACTGTACCTGCAGGTGAAGTTGTTGGTACTACAGATAGTCAGGTACTTACAAATAAAACAATAGACGCCGATCAAAACACTATAACTAATATTGAAAATGCGGATATTAAAGCCGGTGCCGCGATTGATGCGTCTAAACTTGCTGATGGTAGCGTATCAAATACAGAACTACAATATATCAACTCATTAACATCTAATGCACAAGATCAACTTGATTCTAAAATTCCTTTATCACAAAAAGGCGCAGCTAACGGTGTTGCAACATTAGATGGAAGCGGCAAAATTCCTACAAGCCAACTTACTGTTGATGCGATGGAACTTAAAGGATTTTTTAATCCTAATACAACAACGCTAGTCGATGGTACTGGTAATGTTGGTGATGTTTATGAAGCAGATGTCGCAGGAAGTCATGACTTTGGTAGTGGTTCAATTACATTTGCTATTAATGATTGGGCAGTATATGCTAGTGACAATAAATGGCATAAATCAATTAACTCTAATCAAGTTACAAGTGTCAATGGTCAAATTGGTACTGTAATACTCAATCTTGATGATATTAATAACGTTGCCGCACCTACACCAACCGCAGGTGATTTCCTTAAGTTTAATGGTACAAATTGGATCAACCAAGCCGGTGTTGCTTCTAGTTTAGATGATTTATCAGATGTTACTCTTACCTCGCCTGTTGCCGGTCAAAAAATCCAATATAACGGAACTCAATGGGTTAACGTTACCGATAATTTAAATTCACTTACTGATGTTGATACTACAACAATTACACCAGTTGCAACTAACGTATTAAAATTTGATGGTACAAATTGGGTACCAGGATCATCTAGCGGTCAAGGTGATGTTAACTTTATTACTAACTTTGATTTTGAGGTTGATACCGCAGGTTATTCTCTTTATAAAGATGCAGTACAATCACGTCCTCAAGATGGAAGCGGGGGAACTCCTAGCGGTGGACTTACAATTATTCGTTCAACATCTAGTCCGCTAAATAAAACAGCTTCGCTGTTAGTTTCTAAAAATAATACAAACTGTCAAGGCGAAGGATTTAGTAATACATTTAATATCGATTCAATGTATAAAGCTAAAGCTGTTACAATTGAAATGGAATACATTGTAGCAAGTGGAACTTTTACCGCAGGGTCATCAACTCAAGATTCTGATTTAATTGTGTACATATACGATGTTACAAATTCCATTTTAATAGAACCTAGCTCAATTAAGTTCTTATCTAATAACACAACATTAAGCGATACATTTAGAGCAACATTTCAGACAAGCGCAACAGGATCGCAGTACCGTTTAATATGGCATGTGGCTACATCAAGTGCTGCAACTTGGGCAATTAAGTTTGATGAGGTTAAGGTTAGTCCTAGTAAATATATCTATGGCACACCAATTACCGACTGGCAGACTTTTACGCCAACAGGAACATGGACTACTAACTCAACTTATACTGGTAGATATAGAAGAATTGGCGATAGCGCAGAATTTAATATGGCAGTAAGTCTAGCTGGCGCACCAAATGCTGCAGTTTTAGCTTTTAATATGCCTGCAGGATTAGTAATAGATTCTACTAAATTGGCAATTACAACATCCGGTGAAGTAGTATTAGGGCACGCAGCAATTAATGACACTGCCGTTAATTATCTTATTGGATCTGTTAGATATATTAATTCTACGGTTGTTGATATTGTTTATGGTGTAGATTCAATTGCTGGTTCTGTAAATCCAATAACAGCTTCTCAAATTACAAATACACTACCGTTTACATTTGGTTCTGGTGATAAAGTATTTATAAGTTTTAAAGCGCCAATTCTTGGTTGGTCTTCTTCAGTGCAAATGTCTGATCAAGCAGATACTCGTTCAATATCGGCTAGATACACAGCTACAAATTCTCAATCTATTAACAATACGGCCGAGGTTGTTGTTATTTTGCCGACACGAGATTTCGATACGCACTCTGCATACAACACAAGCTCTGGGGTATTTACATCTCCAATGGTTGGTAAATACAAAGTAAACGCTAGCTTGGTTTTTACAAGCGCGGCGTACGCGGCGGGAAACCAAAGATATGTTGTCGCTTATAAAAATAACTCTCCCCATTCTTTGCTTGATTTACGTGTGGTTGAGGCAGCCGTCACAGGATCACTTAGTTTGTCTGGTTCAACTTTAATTGACTTGAACATTGGCGACACTGTTGATTTAAGGGTATTTAATAATCGCACTGGTGGAGCAACGACTCTTTCTTCAGCTCTTACACACAATGCTGTATCTTTTGAGAGATTATCCGGCAATCAAGCAATCGCAGCGAGTGAAAAAATTTATGCAGAATATACTAACCCAAATACACAATCAATATCAACAAATACTATTTTAAATTATAGTACAAAAATTGAAGATTCTCATAATGCTGTAACAACTGGTGCTAGTTGGTCATTTAAAGCTCCTCGTGCAGATATATATGATATTGAGGCAGCATTTCAATTTACAGCGCAAGGTGCCGGTGTTCAAAAGGTATTAAATATATTTAAAAACGGTACTGTATATAGAGTTATACACACAGATAGAAATGCTTCTGCATCTGCTGATGATCAAATTGGTAGAGGCGGAACAAGTATTAAACTTAATACCGGCGAGACAATTGATATTCGAGGCACAATAGGAACAACATCTTCTTTATCAGGCACAACAACCTTTAATTGGATTACAATTCAATCTCAACGAGGTATTTAAGTGAGATTTAAAACTAGAGATGAATTTATAAATGCTCAATCTAGTGAAAAACTTACTATGGTTCATGTCCATGGTAAGCAGCGTTTATATGTATTTACAGGTCCTAGTTCTAATATTTATTCTAAAGTTGTACCTTATTTTGTTTATGAATTAAAACAAAACGATACATATTTAACAAAAGTAAATTCTTTAGTTTCTATTATTAATCCTGGTCAATTCTATTACGATATTAAAACCTCAACAATACACGTAAGACCTTTATCTGATTTAAATCCAAAAGCTGTTGAAATGATTGCAACGTACAGATTTTTCTATAGCGATGTAGGTATTAATTGTAGTTGGAATTTTGAAGATCTATCTGATGAAGTATTCTATGATGGTCGCATTAAAGCAACACCAGGATATAAACATAAGATAGGTATTGATCAGGCTTTAACCTCGCTTGTTGGAACAGGTACATTATCATTACATTGTCAAGATGGTGATTTAGATGTATTGTTTGATAAGATTATATTTGAAAATCAAATTGTAAATGTATACAGTTGGAACCGAGATTTAAAACCATCTGAAGCTAAGATTATATATAGAGGTCGTGTCACTAATAAATCATTTGACACAAATCAATTAACACTTACGGTTAAAGATCCTATATTTGAATTACTTCAACCGCCGCAAAATAGCGTATACTCTGATTTAGATAACGTATCTAATAGCGTTAAAGGTCAATATAAACGTTTAGTATATGGTAGAGTTGATGGTTTACAATGTCAATCTATTGATCAGATTGGTGATGGATTTCAATTAACTGGCACACTTACTGCATCAGTTGCGGAACCAAAGCTATATGGAACAGGCACACAATTTTTAACTCAAGTATTTCAAGGTGATAAACTTACAATTGATAGTCTTGAATTTACAGTCGAATCTATTCAAAGTAATACCGAGTTAACTATATCAAATGAACCAGATTATGGATTTAGCGCACGACCTGGTATAAATAGTCCTAAGCGTGGTATACCTTTAAAAAATAGAACTTATCTTGCTACAGAACATATATGCACCGAACAGGTTAAAAGTATCATACTTGTTGAGCAATTAAATAGAGTTGTATTAAATGATGTTTCAGGACTATTCCCTGGTGACTTTATTGAGTTTGTTTCTACCGGCGAGCGTATTGAAATCAAAAATACCGCGCCTGGTAATATTGTTGTTTTACGTCAAAATATGATTAATAGACCAACCCCTAGCACTAATGCTATTAGACGGCCAATTCAAAAAGTATATATCAACGGGTCTATCGTGCCTGCTGGCGATTTTAATATTAATAACTCATCTTCTTGTGGAATTACATTTTCATCTAATGTTGAGTTTAATTTAGCTCAAGAAAAATCTACTGCTTATAATCTAAATTTTACTAATGGATCTAGGATTGTTTCTTATACAGGCGGTGGAGATATTCAAATAAGTGAATTATTAAAAGCCGGTGATTGGATTAAGCCTAACGTTCCTGCGTATACAACTTATTACAAGATTTCGTATATTGATAATAACGATATTTATTTAATTAGTAATTTTACAGAAGCTACCGTTAGTGATACCGCCGATTATAAAAGCCCTGATTATTTAGTAGACGATACTACAATATCTGTTGATATACTTGGTAAAACTGAAAATGGACTTGCTTCCGGAGTTTGGATTAGCACAATTGCGCAGGCAGAACGCGATTTAATTCGTCAAATCAATATTACAGAAGTCAATGAACAATCATTTATTGACGGTAAAGTTGATGGTAATCAATTAGTATCTATTGCGATACCAGAATCTTTTAGCGGTAAATCATTACCTAAAGTTAAAGATATAGTTGATAAATTAAACAAATCGATTAGTTCTAGTTTAACATTAGATAATAACCTTAGATTAAAATTTCAAGTGTTAAATGCTTTTGCTGATGATCAGATACTTACAATTAGTGATTATGATGTTATTGATTGGAGTATTCAATCTACAAACGGTAAGATATTTAATAAGGTTATTGCTAAATATAGATTTAAAGATGTAGGTAATGACACTTTATCTGAAGCAAATAACGTATATTTATTTGAATCTGAGTTTGTAAATAGATATATTGAGTCTGGTCAATTGTCAGAAGTTAGCTTATATTTATATAATGAAACAGAAGCAAAAATAAACGCACACCGCAATCTTTATCAAAACAGATTAAGTGTTGCAACTATAAAAGTTAAAAGCGATTTAAGATTAGAGAATTTAGAAATAGGCGATATTGTTATTTTGGACTTTAAACAGATGTACCGCAGGCTTGGTGCGGATAATGTTCGTAAAAAAGTCGTATTGATAACAGGTAAAACGGTAACAGGTGAAATGATAGATTGGGAGATGAGCGATTTAGGTAATACATTTAATACCTCAAGTTATATCACACCAAATACTGCTCCAGAATATCTATTATCAAGTGATGATGAACGTCTAGTTTATGGGTATATCACCGACAATCAAGGTATAGTTGAAAATTTAGAAGAAACTGCCGGAGTGCATTTAATTAGTTAGGGGTAAAAATGTCTTATATACCAATTCCTTCCGCTTGGATTGAAGCAGGTAAACCAACAAAAGAAGAAATATTTCAGTATATCCATGACAATATGGAGTCTTTTAATACTGATATTGAGGCATTAAAACAAACGGCCAGTATTGATATACTTGATTTTTCTGTAACAGGATTTATTTCTGATTATACCAACACAGAAATTAGTGAGTTTATACCTGTTTTTAGAGCGCCAGTAAGTGGAACAATAACACAAGTATTACTTACTCTTTTATCTGCGTCTACTTCGGGCACACTACAAATACAAATAGATAAATCAACAGATAATGGAGCTAATTGGTCTCCATTATTAACTACACCAGTTTCAATTTCAGGAACTTCAATTGGTTCTATCTCTGGTGCGGTAAGTTTTATTAGCCCAGCGACTCAAATATTTAATCAAAACGATTTACTAAGAGCTAGAATTGTAGGAGTACAAACTAACCAAGGTAAATTTCATATTTCAATTTACGGTGAATTAACTTAGGAGGCACTATGTCAGGTTCACAATTTCATTTTCCTAGAAAAGGATTTGTTAGACAAACTTTTACAACACCAGGAACACACAGTTTTGTTATACCACCTGGTGTAAATAATATAATTGCGCTTGTTGTTGGCGCAGGCGGCGGCGGCGGCGGTTCAAATGGTATATTTGGAGGTTCCGGCGGCGGAGGTGCGGCAGTTTTATCATCTCTTTTATCTGTTAATCCTGGTGAAACTTTAACTATTTTTATTGGTCAAGGTGGAACTGGTGGTACAACATCTAGCGGCGCAACAAACGGTCAAGACTCTTATATACAATCGTCTATAAATAGGTTTATTGCTGCAGGTGGAGACGCAGGTGGTAATGGTGGAGCTAATGCCGGTGTGTTAGGTGTTGGGTATTGGAACGGCGGCAACGGCGGACAAGGATCACGCAGTGGATTTGGTAGTGGAGATTATACAGCAGAAAACGGTGAAAATTCGCAATATAACACAGGTGGACTTGCTGCTTTAGGTGCAGGTATTAACCTAGAACAAGGCGGCGGCGGTGGAGCTTCTTACGGAGTAGGCGGCAACGGCGGTGGAACTAATCCTACATTAAAAGCAACAAACGGCGGATACGGCGCAGGCGGCGGCGGTGGAACTGGAGTTGCCGGAACTAATGGTTTAGGCGGCAACGGTGGAGATGGGTTAGTATATATAGCGTATAAGGCAGATTTCTAAAACCAGTAATGGTCTTGCTGCGTATAGAGTGCCTCCTCTATGCGCGGCGAGTTTTATTCAATTTCAAATATTAAATTTTGTTCTAATAGTTTCTTTTGATTCCCTTTAAGTGAATAATTCGGGAATTGTTTAATATCTACAATATTTTCAAATACTTTAATTGTTTTAAATAGTTTATCAAATAGTTTTTTACGCGAGTAAACGCCTTTAAAGTCTTTATCCTGCGATAGTTTATCTACTGTTTCAAAAAAAACATAGACCTTATCACCTTCTTGTAGTCCTTCAACATCTTCAACAGCGTCCATTACGCGAGTTTCATTAGTTCTTGTACCTTCAAGTACTGCTTTAGTGATAGTCTTTTTACTACACCATTCACTAATATCGGTCAAACTACAGATCTGATTTACATAACTCATATAGTGTTCCACTAGTGATGCACTTTTATTTTCTAATAATAAATCAATTACCTCGCGGATATATTTTTGAAGGGCTTTTTCCTTCATTGTTGCTTTAAGTCCAGACCCTTTAATAATGGTCTTTTTTTCATGTTTAAGTACGTAATTCTTTGATTTTACTACTATTACTTTTTCATATTGTCCGTCATTTTCCCATGTAATACTACGACCTGACAGTTCATTTAGTTCATTAAGGCATTTTTGAAGATCAATATGTTGACCGTTAGTAAAACTAATAGAATCGGTATCCGCATTTACAATTTGAAAATTGTTAATTTTAGCCCAATTAAGTGCTATATTAAGAATTCTTCTGCCTTCAAGAGTGACCGCTGCCGCCCCGACAGGATAATTAAAATTAAGACCAGGCGCGCCCATAAAGCCGTAAGCCGAGTTAATAACAATCTTTTGTGCCTGCTCCATGTCTTTATAGTATCTATCTCCAGTTTCTTTACCAAGCTTTTTATTTAATAAACGTTCTTCTGTTAGTGTCTTTAATATCTTTAAAAAATTACCATTAAAATCCTTATCTTCAGGATAAATTGAATCTTTAAGCATAATTGATGGGTATAGACTTGCAACGTCAACTTTATACACATGTTCATAGATTCCGCAGTTACCAATAACTTCCGCGCCTTGGAAGTGTTCTGTATCTGATGGTAATGGAATAGATAACCCATCTTGTATATATGATCTAATCATAAGGTTATTTACTTGACTTCCAGTCGCGCGGTTAATAATGTTTTGAAATGACATAGGAACAACTTGAGTATAATAGAAAAAAGATGGTGCCATAAGATCAAATAACGCAAGTGCGTCATCTGCGTCATGCTCGGCATACTTTTTAATTTTAGCCCATTCAATAGGATTAGTAAACATTGTACGAATCTTTGAAGCATCGTAATGTTGACGGTCTGCCTTCTCAAGGCCCTCTTGTTTAATAATTTGTTTTAGTCCGTACGATTCATATTTGCGTCCAATATCAAACTTAAAAGCCAAAAACATTGTATCAATAATTTCTCTACCATAACAATTTACATTGATGTAGTCATAGGATTGTGAACCATCTTTACGGAATTTACTAGGGTTACGTGCGTAATGTAGTTTTGAGGCGTCACGACCAAGATGGAGACCATCGATATTTTGATTTTTACAGAACTGCCTTAGATAAGGTAAGTCGAATCCAAATAGGTTATGACCAAGTAAAACATCAGGGTTCTTGCTACGAACCCATTTACACCAGTCCCGTATAAAATCTGATGGACTATCATAATCGTCAAAAGCAAAGAGCTTAGTATCAGTGCTGCCATCACTAGACCTGAAAGTATTACTAATAAGCAAAACATAAGAATTATCATCGATTAATGCTCCGGTTGTTTCTAAGTCGAAACTTAGTACGTTTAGATCTTTAAACTTCATTCCTTTATATTGTGTATAGCCTGCTTTTAGCATCATACCTTCGCTAGGCGAACGAGGTTTAAAATACTTAATATCCTTTGATTTTAATACTGTTTCAAAATCATAAAGTTCTTTAGATGATTCAAACTTAGAGTAATATCTCAGTTGACCAACACCTTCAAGTCTGCCATCAGTATAAGACTCAAGGTATTTATCATAAAGAATATAGTAATCACAATTAATAATTTCTTGACCAGTATGTGTATAAATATGTAACTTATTGTCTTTATTTTCTATAGAGACAATTCCTTCCTTGGAATTTTTACCATAAAGAAGTTTATCGTTATACATTAAAAGTCCTTATTCTTATTGTTATTACCCAATAAATAAGTAGCCGTATCTTTATCAAAAACTAACTCTTGATCATAAAATGTTTTACCAAATCTCTGAGAAGTAGTAAAGAACCTACGTTTATCTTCAACGGTAAGGATCAAAGCCGAGTCAACCGCTCCGTGAATTGCTGATGAACCAAGAATACGATTAGCACCAGTTGATTCGCCATCTTTTTTAGTATGATGGACTGTGATAATATGCGTATTAGTTTCACGGGCAAGATTACGGAATTTAGCCATTGCCTCGTTGACTTGACGATAGTCATTTATTGATTCAATCTGCATTAATAAAAATAGAGTATCAATCACAACAAGGGAAGGTTCAAAATCCAATATCGCAGAACGCAAATCAAGAATTGGATCTTCAGTTTGAACTCCACCAGTATGAATAATCATATTATCATTTTCAGTAAGTCCACTAGTTTTATACTGATCTTTAAGCACCCCTTCTTGTTCTTCAAGGGCTAAATAGATTACTTTACCAGGTTTTACTTTACGACCTAAGAACTCTCCGCCGCGTGAAACAGCAAGAACTAACTGTCTCATTAGGGTAGATTTGCCTGATTTTGGGGGTCCTGCCATAACGCTCATACCGCCCTCAGTGAGAAGGTTATCAACTACCCAATTAACTTGTTCTGTTGATTCTAGGAGTCCTTTTGCTGTTTTAAACGTAAATGTTGGGTTTTTAGTCAATTCACCATCACGTTTGCTATACTTTGGATCTTGGTTATATGCACTATCAATAGTTTGAAGGTCTCTTGTAACAAGCTCTTTATGCGCCCATGAACCTCCAGATTGAATCATTTTATTGATCCTAGCAACACACTCATCCTTTGAGTATCCTTGCTCTTGCATGTCTTTAGCGGCCTTAAAAAGGCGGTCATTGCGCTTACCTTGCGGTGCACCATTAAGTAAGAAATCTAATGTAATTGCTGCCAATTGGCCTTTACCAAGTACTGAGTCTATATCAGTTTGAACCGGTGGTTCTTCTGTGTATTTAGAAACAGGCCATAATTTACCTGATGGATTTTTAGAGTAGACTTCCGGAGAAGGATAGAAGTAACGACTTGCATCCTTACATGCTGTATCAATCGCAGGATAAATCTTGTGAATTGAATGCCATGTTGCCGTAAAATCTTTAGCGTTAGTAATTGGTTCGCTTAAAAAAAGAATAACTCTAAATCTGTCCGCAACTTTACCGTTCTTATCTTTACGATGCGATCTAGAAGGTGCAATGATATGCTTATACTCTTTAAATAGTTCTACCGCTTGGTCAATAGTATGGTTATCACCTTTATTTTCATTATCAACATCAACAGCAATAATTTCTGCTGAGAAAAAATTCTTAAGATTGCGGTAGTTATCTTTATAAATAGACTGTGAGTAATTAGTCTTTGTTATAGTTTCACATAATTCTTCAATACTGTTAATTTCGACTGGTTTAAAATTAGTATTATTATTACCTGTAGATATTTTCATTTTGCCTCCAACAACAAAAAAAGTAGTTAGCAACAACCTCACAACTAACGTATGTGACACGTTTGGAGCTTACAAACGAGGACTGCGTTTAGCGGCAGGTGCAGCAGAAGTAGTGCCCCCTACTTTTACTTTACCTTTGAATACCTCGTTACCAATACCCATGTGAGAAGCTGCTTTAGACAATGAATCTGTCATAGCAGATTTAATGGTGTCTCCAATATTCTTTTTAATATCTGATCCACCAAATGCGCTGCGCTGAATAACAATTTCACCATTTTCACTATTTGCAATAATAATACATTTAACAATACATCCTTGTTCTTTATCAAGGAGTTGCACTGTATAGTCTGCCTTCCATCCTTCAACACCAAATACTTCATTTAATCGCTCAACAACATATTGAGCTTTGATTGATGTTAACTCAAACCCGCGAGACATATCTTTAGACATAGCTTCCGGTTGAAAGTCTGCCGTTAATTTTTTATATAATTCACTCATTTCTTTTTCTCCTTGTTATTGAATGAAACTATTAATGATTTATTATTTTCATTAATTTTTGTTTTACCAATTTCAATACCTTTATTTAAAACAGCACTAAGTATTTTTGTGTCTATATTATGATCAATATACCTTTCAAATAAATAACCATCTTCGTTTTTACCTGAAGCAAGAATTGATTCAACGTTATATATAACACCTAGAATATCTGATACAAATATTTCATATTTATTTATAGTTTCTTTTTTAGATTTAAACATTACTTGCACTCCCAGCATTTTTTTACATATGGACAAGGTTGACCATATGTGTTAAAGCAGTTATTTAAGTTTCTAGGGAAGATACCATTCTTTATACATTTAATAGTATCATCCATAGCTTCATTGATTAGATTCTTATTGATTTGAGGTATTTTGTCAATATGAATTTGAATAAAACTATAAGGATCAATAGTTTCGTCCCATTCTGATGCACATTTCTTTTTATTAATGATATTATGGCAAGTTCTATACTTTGTACCTGACCCATCGTATCCGCATTTGCTACATACTTTTTTGCGGTTCTTTGTTATTTGCTTATTCATAACAATAAACCCTGCGTGATCAGCATTTACCATAGATGCATATAGTGCTAATTGTGGTGACTTAAGAACACTATCTTTTTCATATGGTCTTGATGATGTTTTATTATCAAAAATAACTCGTTTGCCATCTTTTAAGATAATTATAGTATCAATAATTCCGCGTTTCGATCCATCGGCGGTAGTAACTTCTTTTTGAACAGTTTCAACACTGCCTATAATTGGTAGAACTTTTGTAAAATAGGAATTTAGGATAATATCAACCTTTTGTATTAAACAATGTTTTACAACTTTATTTAAAATATATGATTCGTTATCACTAAGTTTGTTTTGATTATTTAATAATTCTGTCATTAGCTCATTAGGATCACCTTTATATGATTTTTCATCTAAATATAATTGCAACAAATCAAGTCCTAAATCAGAGTCGTAATCTGCGGTAAAATACATATCGATTTTAGTATTGATTATATGCATTTTTGCTATATCTTTAGATAATCCTAAAGCTTCGGGCTCGTTTCTAAACTCAAGTAAATGATTCAATGCTAAATCAACAGCAGTACCAAATACTAATGCAGAACTCACGATATCAGATTTCTCACCTTTAATATCATGATAGTAGTAATACTTTGGACAGGTAATAAATCGTTTATACCCTGAAAATGAAATTGGCTTATTCATTTACATACTCTACAGTTATTTTAACTTTACGACCCAAAAGATCTTCAATTTCTTTTTTTGGTAGCTCAACGTTAAGTCTACCATTTGAGGTTAAAAACGTAGATTGAAATTCAAGTTTAGTTAATATTTCACGCTCTATATCATGCGGCGATATACCCATATTATATAGTCTGCCGGTGTCACTATACCAAAAAGTCTCTGGAAGTCCACCTTCAATGATACCAAGAAAATAATTAGTAGTATCATCCTCATGAACTCTGCGTTTATCTATAAGTCTAACTAAGTGCTTAGATCTAGTTTTATATAGTTTACCCACTTCAAGTTTCATTTTTTATACCTATTGTCTGTGCCCAGACCTAAAAGAACATAATCTAACAACATAATTACACATGCTCCAACATGAGCTAAATGGTGTAGACCAGACTCATCATCATTATCCTGTCCCCAAAGCCATTTGTAAGTATGGCGCAGTAAAGCAGAACCTATTCTAGTCCACTCCATGCCGCCTAAGTAATTATATCTACCATATTTTTTAGCACCAAATTCAAAAGCTTTAGCAATTTCTGCCAAAGCTCCATAAGATAAAATACTTAAATCAGGTTTACCTTGGTCGTGTTTAACACCGTTTTGCGACAAATTCATCGATTGATTCTGAGTTACTATTTGATCCTTCGGTATCGGTTGTGGTATTTGACTCATCATTTAACTCCTTATCTTTTAAAACTGTTGCTGCTTTTAAAAAATCTTCTCGAACTTTAATCGTTTTTTCTAAGTATAACTTAATACCTTCGGGTGTCAAGTGTATTCTTGCTGCCTGTTTAGTTTCTGGGTCTCTATACAAAAGACCATGATCAATTATCTTTTTATAATGATGTTTTTTACCAAATGCTTTAAGAGATAATTCTTCTAATATTTTACGTTCGCTCTTTAACATATCAATCCTTTACAATTGAAGGTTTAGCTTTTACTGTTGGTTTTTTATCTCGGCTTACCGAACCACAGGATTGACATTTATAGCGAATATATAGTCCTGTACTTAATCTTCGCGTATCGTTAATATGCAATTTATGACTTCCACAATTTGGACAAACGCGCTTAGTACCATCAGTAAACAGATTATGGTTAGGAAGACCTTTAATACAAGGTAGTAGTTTAATAAAGACTTGCTCAAGAACATTAACGTCTTGTTTACAATAACGTTCCATTAGCTTTTTAGATGACTCTTTGTTTTTATACATATCCATCCACAATTGCCATCCACCATTTTCTAATTTAGTCTCACAACCAAATGTTTTAGCAATGCTATCAAGTTTATTATCATAGGCAGCATAATTTGCCTTAAATACATTTTTTGTATCAATATGAGCTAATGATTTTGGAACGGGAGGTAAACCATATTTAGCAAGTCGCGTGTTGATTACAGGAATATCAAAACGTTTACCATTTTGAGTTACAATTGCATCAGCGTCCTTAAGAATTTCATGTATTGCTCTACATAATTCTTTGTCATTATTAGGATTCTTTTTAAATCCAGGATAGTCCCAAGCGTTAATACATTTAACCTGTTTCTCGCCTTGGATTTTATATCCAAAACATAATATGCTGCTAACAGTTCCGTTAAACCCACGACCAGGATATGCGCCATAACTTGGAATGCGCGATAGTGTTTCTTCAGGTATCATCAGCGTCTCTATATCTAAGAACACTATTTTAGGTTTTGACATTCTTTTTCTCCTTGTTAGCTTGTGTGAAGTATCTACGCATTCTAATAAAAAATCTTATCATTGCAATGCGCTGCCTTCGTTCATCATTTGCTTCTTTAATTTCTTCTAATGAATCACTTAAAATCATATCTAATGCTTCTTTATGACCTTGAAGCGTATAAGCTTCCATCCAATCAGAGATATTTTCTCTGCTATAAAATACTTTATCATCATTCTCTGAATAGTCAAGATTAACTGTCTTTTTTGCTACATCAAAAGCATCGCGGTTAAATGAGTTATTAAGCCGTCTTGCTGCCTTTTGTTGTTCATCGGTCTTGAGTAGTCTTTTTTTCTGACTATATTTTTGATGATTGTTACCTGCATATTCATCCATAAACTGTTCTAGAAACTTTTTATCTTTTTCATTTAGCTTGTGCCAATAATCAATATCGCTAATATGGTCTTGAACCGGTTTACTATATTGATGTTTTTTTAATGGTGTGTGTTGTTTCTTTTTACTCATAATTGCCTCAAAATAACTTATCTACAATGTTTAATTGTAAGCATTCTTGTGCTGAGAAATACCTATCAATATTCTTACCTTCTGTGATCCAGAAATTTTTATTGGTGCCGGTAAGTTCTTCCATAAGTTTAGCCCAATCATTTTCTTCTCGTTCTTGTTGTTTAACATAATGCTTAATTTCATTGTGTCGGCCTTCAATTCCATAACTAGATTCATGGTGCATAAACCAGGCACGTCTTGACATTCTACGTTCATTACCTGCGGCAAGTATTGCTGTAGCTGCGGACATAATAGGTCCGTAGCCCTCGGTAATTATTTTACACTTGCTTTTTTCCATTCTTCCAATTATGGCAAGAGCTTCATAAACTCCGCCGCCATAACTTGAAATTCTAATAGTAATTGCCTTTTTAGAAATTGACTCTAACTCCGTGAGTCCTGCGTCTACAATATCAAATAACTCCGTGTCAATATCTGTAGTAATTCTGATTACACGATTTTTAACATCTACGTTCCATCCAACAGAATTTTCAAAATTACTATTGTTATCGGTTCGTTCTTGAACTTTGATATTTTCAGACATTTAAACCTCTATTATTAGAAAGCTTTTGATCTACCAGATGCCTTTTTTGAATCGCTACTTGATGATTGCTCACGTTTAGCTAACTGAAGCATAGCAACAAAACGAGTTTCTTCTACTGTACCTGTCTTTGTTGTACGTTTAGCATTAACTTTACGCTCTGCACCAACTGCGGCGTCAATTAGTCCAGACTCAACTAAAAAATCAATGTTATCAGCATAATCATTAAGATATACTGTATCATTTTGTTTTAATTGAATGTCTTGAGTGATTTCAAGAACATTAAAGCTAGTTCCATCTGGCTTAGTCACTGTTTTAAGGCGACCAATTGACGTTTGTTTTTTAGTACTCATATTACCTCCTAATGGTAAGTTTTTTTATCATCTTTTTTTAATTCTAAATCATCATCTTGTTTTTCAAGTTCATCTATTACGCTACCTGCTGTGCCATAGCCTAAGCATAGTGCGTGTAGATCTTTAACATTAGCTTTTGGGTACTTCATTAAGTACTCAGCATAAATTCGTAGAAATGGTTCACCAGACATATGTCCATCATATGCATAACCAAATGCAAAATCGCGCGTTGTTACAGGTTCACGTTTACGCTCAACTAATTCTTTTAGTTCATTTGTTAATGCAAGGTATTCTTCTGAAGTTAAATAATCTCTCACAGTACCCCCGTCATATACAAATCTACTATAGTTATACTTATAAGTCAATACTTTATTAAACAGAATGGCCGTCTTTATTAAGAAATAAATGGGTACCAAGAATATGATCAACATCAGTAACATCATCCACATACTTAGTCGGCTTAGACATTGCAATATCGACATAATCCTCCAGATTTAAAGCTTTACATACTGCTTCTGCCCAGGCACCTTCGCTGCGAGACCATACAATTACAAAAGAACCTTTAGCTTTTTCTCTTTTTAAAAAAGCAACATGTCGTTCATGTACTGTAAAAGAATACGGTTTACCATCATAAGGACAAATAACAACTAATCTATCCGGGCTTGTATACGTTAAATCTCTACTAAATTCGTCCCAAATAATAAGCGTATCATCAACATCAAATGTTATGACATTTCTATTTTTTTCAACTTTCATTTTATCCTCCGTGTAGCGGACACGAGTTTTTTATATAATAATTTCCGTTTGGATAATTATCTTCATTATCATAGTATGGACATTCGCATCTAGGTAATAGCCAAAATTTAATAAATCTATCTTCTACAGTATGAAACTTCCACAATCTTTGTAATTCGCGTTCACATTCCATTACATCTTTAGCCAATTCTCTCATTTCTTTTTCATCTGTACTGTTTTTAATCATATCAATAAAAGTTAATTTAAGAACATGAGTATCAATAATTGCTTCTCTATTTTTTTCACATTTGTTGCTAACAAGTAAATTCCAATTAATATAGTATTGTAATTCTCCATTATACATAACCTTACAATCTTCAAATTTAATTGCCATCTATCCTCCATTTAGGACACCAGGTTGAATGTTGATTTGGTGCCCAAGTATAAACAGCGCCGCACTCACATTTAAAATAAGAATCAACTTTTATTAATTCATGTTTTTCATACGCATAAGTATATGGTTCGCCATGTTTATCTATGAATTCTATTACATAAAATCTATCATGTATAGATAAAACGGTCCCTTCGCTGCCTTGGGGTAATACTGTTACTTTTACTTTATCACCAATTGCAAAATTAACCATTTATAGTAACTCCACGTTCATTTAATTCTTCATATAATTTAGTTCTTATTGATTCTATTAAATGACATTGTTCTTCATTAAGTGAATCATTATATTTTAATTGTGAACGTAAATAATTATCTAATTCTTGTAAGGCAAATAGATAATGACATCCATTCATAGCAAGTTCATATGATTCAGTTTCTTCAGGCAGGTTAAATTCTAGTATAGCCTTCATAATTACTCCAATACTATTATAACAGTAAATCCTTTAAGTTCAAGAGCTAATCTGCTTTTATGACTTACTTTGTTACTTACAAAAACTCTTTTCATATTAACCGCCTTACATAATACTTATCGGCAGCTTTATTTAAAACTTAAGGATAAATCTTGTAAAAGTTTAAATATTAAAAGTAATGCTACAATTGGTAATGTAACAATAAGAGACACTATTATATAATCAATTTTACGCATAACTACCATTTCTTTTTATGGTTATCTACATTAGTATAAGGCATATCGTAATTTTCAAATGAATCTAGCCCTAATCCTTGGGCTACTAACCCTAATACATACGCATCATTAAATCCTTTATTGTATGATGCAAATAACAATCCTACAAAAAATATAATCATATAAATTGCTACTAATATATTAAGTCTCATTTTGATTCATTCTTTTGTGAATGTTTATCTAAAACATATGCGGTAGTAATGTTTAGTAAAGCAACAATCATACAATCCGCACGTTCTAATACTAAGCCGTTAACAATATTAATAACGGCCATAACTATGTTAAGTCTAAGTAAAAATTTGTTCATGGATAACTCACATTACCATTAGAATCGATTTTAAACACACAACGCTGATTATCTGTAGTTTGATATATAACGCCTGGAGTTAATACAACAAATCCTACTCCTTGATACCAAGCTAATACTGATTTATCAGGGAAGATTAAAAGAACTTCATCAACTTGATTTAAATTATCACCACATGGATCTACAACAAGAATTCCTTGAGCATTCATTCCATTAGTTCCATTTTGCCCGTCAACACCATCTTGTCCATCAATACCATCAGTAGGCGCAGGGAATGAATAGTTAACACCATTTGGACAATTTACATTAATCAATCCATTTGCTTGTTGTGTCGTACATTGTTGTTGTACTTGTGTAACAGTAAATCTTGCACGTCCACATGCAACTAAAACTAAAGTAGCTAATAAAACTAATAATACTCTTAACATTTAAACTCCCTTGTTAATGATCCATCTTCACATACCTTAACATAGCTAATATCATCTGTCAACTTAATAAAACTACCAACGTAAGGTTTATGTCTCAATCCTTTACGGTACATAACAACATTTGATAATAAATAATTAATCTCGGATGTATCATGTGTGCGTTTTTGTATAAACATTGTATATACTTTATACATTGCAACTAATAACCATCCTCCAGGCATTAAAACAATTATAAACCAATTAGCTAAATGCATATAAACTCCTTAGAATAAGTTAATAGCTGTTACAAATAAGCTAGCAAATACAAATAAGGCAGAAATCATCATTGGAGCAAACATATCCAATTCTGGTGTAGAAATGTACTCAACTCCATCTACTGTCATTTTATAATCTTCATCTTTGTATGTTTTAAACATTTTGTACCTCGCTTATAATATCTTATCGGCGGCTATTTATAAAACTTTAGTCCAAATTGCAATATGGAATAATTATTTTATAACGGGTTGGAATTACTATACTTTTAATCTTTTTTTTAAAGCTATAGCAAATTGTCCATTGCATCCCTTATGTTTTATACGTTTACTAATTTCATGGATTAATTTAAATGCATCATATTTGGACATATTATCAAAATCTGAATAACCATGGTTTTTTAAATAATTTATTTGTCCATTGGTTATTTTCTCTTTTTTCATCAATTTACATTTATACATTTTATCTCCTTTATTTAACATAAATTAATAGATTATATTTAACAACTATTATTTTTATATTGATTTATTTTGATACATGGAATATATTAGCTGTAGAGTATGCCCGTAATAGTTCGACCCATATCAAGGCGGCCATACCTGTAGTTAAGGGATACCATTAACCTGATTCTAGGGTGAGGGACAATAACCTAATCTTAACTACACGCTGATTATACATTGCGTTAATTATAACCACTACTATTCTACCAATTGTTAGATTCACCTCTAATGGTGATTCACGACTTAATTAGTTATACATATAATCTCACTACCAGCAATCATTAGCTACCAACGCTTGTTTCGCTTTTGGGCTACACGCGCTAAATAGGTACTTAATGGCACTTAAAGCAGGCTAAAGTGACTATATATGGTACTACCACTAAAGAACGTAGTGATTGAGATATAAGCGGTGATTGCCTGTAGCGCATTATCATAGCTCACTGTACAGTCATTACTGTAGCGACTCATGATTACTGTCAGTAGCTAATGTAATAACAACCAATTAACTGATACAAAACACTATATTTGTATTAATTAATTGATATAGCTGTATAAGAATAACTGTTAAAAGTAATCTCATGTCTCATTCCTATACACAACTGTCCCAATTAGCAACGTATCATCATGATACAATTAGAATTACTAATGATATGCAATAGTTAGGCCACGAGCTTTAAAAAGTGGGTGTGTGATAACGGCAGAAACGCCTATACTTAGGTCACAAAAAAATAAAAAATAGTCCTCAAAGGCAGCAATATAGCGTATAGCGACTCTAGGTACCCCGCATGATTAAACATTTCGCGTATCCGTGGCGGGGCGAGTGTTATTAATGACATACAGGTTAAATAACGATTAATAGCGCATTAATGGAGCTATAATGAACGCTACCGGTGGTTGGCTACGTTAGGTAGCTAATGGAGGTAGATATTGATTATAAATGATATATGATGGTTATAGATAAGTGCCGTTAATTGACACCATAAATGAATAAATAGTAGCCATATAATAGTTACTTATAGTAGGTATAAGTAATTTGCTTGGATCAATACTGAGCTGAGCAGATTGCTACTTTAACCTTCCGACTATAGTAAAGTTACGTAGATTCTTTACATTGGTTAGTTCTAATGGGTACCCAAAAGTTAGTGCCGTTTTGAGACTTAGCCCATAACGT